TCATCGGTAAAGTGTTTAGTAACAGTTTCACCTGTTAATATTGAACCAGCAAATAGTAATATGTTGCCTTTATAATTAGAAAATTTAATCCACCAATAGTCACGAGCTATCGGTTGATATGATTTTATATTTTCTTTTATATCTTTATATAATTCTTCGTTCATATTTGCCTGTCCAGAGCTTTGTTTTTTTATACATAGCTGGTGTCCGGTTGCTGAGGTAGCTCCAGCTAGCCATCAATGATAAGGTCTTGTATTTTGTGATCTTTTCAGTCTAGGAGAGAATTTAATAGAATCGGGTTTCTTTTCTAAGTGGTTCTTCCTTACTTTACAACTAACCCAATCATTATAATATTCATCTGTTCGTAAAGCGTGTCGATTGAATATCTCATAACTTTCCCAATAAGATAATTCACCTTTTGTTTTACACAAATGAAGGATTTCTCTTGTAAAGGTTTGTTCGCCTTGTTTTTCAACATCTTCTTGGAGAACTTTATTACTTCCCCAATACTTTAACCAATTGGACGGTTTGCGAACTTTCTTAACTTTACCTTTAATTTGTCTTCGGCCGGCTTGAGTAAAGAATTTCTTACCAACATATTTACGACCTGTTTTTAAATTTGTGATTAAATAAACTATACCAAAATATTCACCAATGTGATCTTCAGTGAATTCTTTTCCGTTATGTGTCCAGTTCAATAGTCCTCTACACCCTTTCCGTCCGTGTTGTTCATATTGCTATTTAGATATTCTGAATCTAACAACAAATATTCTCCACAAAATGGACAGAAAGTTGGATCTGATTCACAAACGCTATCAACATAGTTTATAGCAAATTCAGACTGACAGTTATGACAGGTGTGATCTAGTGTTTTCATTATACTCCTACAACTGGTATGTTTATGTCTTTTTGACTTTTCTTTTTGGTGTAATCAGCAATGGCAGATTTTATCGCATCTTCTGCCAAAACTGAGCAATGGATTTTAACAGGCGGCAAAGCCAGTTCTTCGGCAATGGCTGAGTTTTTAATTGTTGAGGCTTCGTCAAGCGTTTTGCCTTTGAGTAATTCTGTGACAAGGCTTGAACTTGCGATTGCTGAACCGCATCCGTATGTTTTGAATTTTGCATCTTCGATAATCCCTGTTTCTTCGTTGACTTTTATCTGCAATTTCATCACATCTCCACAAGATGGTGCTCCCACCATACCTGTGCCAACTTGTGGATCATCTTTATCTAATGAACCAACATTTCTTGGATTTTCATAATGATCCAATACTTTGTCACTATACGCCATTTATAGTTTAACCTCTTTAAGTTCGTGTTCTCTATCTAAGTATTTGTATTCCACTTTAACTGGATCAAATGCTTTTAGTTCTTCAAATATAATTTGTGGGTCAAATGGACCACAAGTATATACATCTAACTGTATAAGTCCTGGATCAGGTTCGTCCCAAATATGTAGTGCAATATGACTTGTTTCAATAATCACAACACCAGTAATACCACGATTACCTGGCACATCAATGTAACTTGTAATTGGACCTTGGCATATTTTCATGCCAATTTTACCTACAAGTTGTTGTAACCAACCATGAGTCCACGCTCTATCTGTGGGTGTTTTTTTAGTTTCAGCTCTTACAATTAAATGTCTATGTATAACTTCCATATTTTCCTTAAACAGAAAAACTGGAACCACAACCACATTTTGTTTGTGCGTTTGGATTCCTTATGGCAAATTGTTCTGCCATTATTGTTTTTTGATATTCAATTGTTGAACCTTGTAAATATTGTGCTGACATTGGATCAACAATCACTTTTAAATTGGAACCTGTTAAATCAAATGAAAAATCATCTTCACTGATTTCTTTTTCCCAAGTAAATCCATATTGAAAACCTGAGCACCCACCACCTTCAACAAAAATGCGTAGACCTTTTATATCAGAATCTTCTTCTTGTTTGATGAGATCCAGTATTTTATCGGTGGCAGATTGCTCAATTGTTATCATTACTTCTCTTTTTTCCAAAGAGTCCATGCACCGTAACCAATAGCAACCCATGATGCAAGTTTAACTAATGGACTAGCGAGTAGACCTACAACACCAACAGCAATCAAAACTGTGCCGTCCCATGATGTTCTTTCAGCCCAACGAGCTAATGCCCAATCTTTTACTGATGATACTTTACCTAATAAATCTAACATTTACTTCTCCTTGTTATGCAACTTGACCCCAAACTTCTTCCCAAGAACCCTTTAATGCACCTTTCGCATAATCTGTGGCACGGTTCTCAAAAAAGTTTGTGTGTGTTGGTGCGTTTATCATTTCTTCGACCCAAGGTAGTGGATTCTTCTTCACCTTATACACTCCCTTGAGGCCTAAAGAAATTAATCTTCTATCACAAATGTATCGTATATAATGTTTAACATGGTCGGCAGTCAAATCAGGCATATCACCCATTTCAAAGGCTAAATCAATAAACTTATCTTCTAATTCGACCATTTTCTCAGCAATGGTATATATCCTGGACTTAAGTGTATCGTTCCATATTGATTTATTTTCTTCAATATAAGTCCTGAATAATTTAATCATTGATTCGGTGTGCATGGTTTCATCAACAATAGACCATGTCACAATCTGTCCCATACCTTTCATTAAACCATGGCGTGGGAAATTTAATAACATAATGAATGATGAGAACAACTGCATACCTTCTGTAAATGCAGAGAACACAGCAATATGTGTAGCGGTTGATTGTTTGTCGCCATTACGATTACTGATATCTAAAACATAATCATGTTTATTCTTCATCGCTTCATATTCTAAAAATTCATTGTAAGTTGATTCAGGCATTCCTAGAGTTTCAATTAAATGTGAATAAGCGGCAACATGAAGTGCTTCACGAGCTGCAAATCCCATTAACATCATACGAACTTCTGGTTGTGGAAAATATGGCAAGTAATTCTTTACATAACCACCAGCAACATCAACATCACCTTGTGTAAAGAAACGGAAGATGTTTGTTAAAAAATGTTTTTGTGGTTGTGTAAGTTTGTTTTTCCAATCTTTTACATCTTCAGCCATTGGCACTTCTGTATGTAACCAATGTGATTGCTCATGTTGCAACCAGGCATTGTATGCCCAAGGATAATTAAAAGGTTTAAAACTATTTCGTTCTTTTAATAAATTTGAATCATCTTTAGCCATTCAGCCACTCCTCTAGTTGTTTTGTTGATAATGCTCCAGATATTCTTTTTACTTCTTTGTCATCATCTACCATAACTAGAGTTGGAACTCCTCGAACTTGATATTTTACTGTCAATTCTTGATTTTCGTCAATGTCAATTTCTTCAATTGGTGTATCTATTTCCATACCTTCAATTGTCTTACTTAACATCTTACATGGTTGACACCATGAAGCTGCAAATTTTAATACTTTCTTACTCATATTTTCCTTTCTATCCTTCACAAGCTATACACACAGTTTCATCTTGTGCAATTTGGGTTAAATCAATTTCTTTAATTACATCTCGTTCAATTTTTCTGGCAACTTTGTCTGCTTTGCCAATCTTTTCACTTCTACAATAATACATGGTTTTTAAACCACCTTTCCATGCCAAGAAGTGAATTGCATGAATGTATTTTATATCAGCATCAGGTCTAAAGAATACATTTAAACTTTGTGCTTGGTCAATCCAGTTTTGCCTATCAGCTGCGTGTTGAATGACCCAGCGTTGGTCTAATTCCATTGCTGTCTTAAATACATCTTTTTGCCAATCATCAAGTATATCTAAATGTTGAACTGAACCATCATTTGCAATAATTGTTGACCAGATTTCTTCATAATCTAATTTACTATCATTAGCACATTTGTCTTTGATAATTTTATCTAAGAATTTATTTTTATTCAAATGAGCACCAGACATTGTATCTTGTCTATAAGCATTTGCACGATACGGTTCAATACTTGGTGATGTGTTACCCATAATAATACTTGATGAAGCATTTGGTGCAATCGCCATTAAATGTGAGAATCTTAGACCTGTGCCTTTTGCATCTGGTGCTGAACCTCGTTTGCGACCTAAATCTTTATTTGCTTCA